GAAATCCTGCGCGAATGGCAGCGCCTCGTCGGCGATCCGGCCTGGGAGCCGGAAGACCTCGACGACAAATGGGCGGTGCAATTCGGATCCTGGATCGAGCCGTTCGCACTCGATTGGCACGAACGCAAAACCGGCCGCGCGCTCTCGCACCGCGGCGACGTGGTGCACCATCCCGAGCGGCCGTACTTTTGCTGCACGCTCGATGCGTTCCGCGCCGACGACGCCACCGTGATCGATTGCAAGGCGCCGGGGCCGTGGCGCAAGCTCGACGAGGTCGAGTCCTATTACACCCCGCAACTGATCGGCCAGCGTGCCTGCCTGGGAGCGGAACGGGCCGCGCTGTTGATCGTGCACGGCGGGCAGGAGCCGGTCGAGCGTCCCGTTGAGTGGAATGCCGATTACGAGCACGCGCTGTGGGAGCGGGTCGACAACTTTTGGCATTGCGTCGAGACGCTGACCGAACCGGTGGAGCGAGTACCGGTTCCGCCGCTCCCGCCGCGGGTCAAGCCCATGAAGACCTACGACATGACCGGCGACAATCTCTGGGCCTCGGAGGCAGTCGTATGGCTCGAGAACCGCATCGCAGCCCGCATGGCACTGGCCGCCGAGAAAGACCTTAAGGGCCTCGTCCCGCTCGACGCCGTGCGCTGCCACGGCCACGGCATCGAAATCAGGCGCGACCGCGCCGGTCGTCTGTCACTCAAGGAGTCGCGTATATGAACGTCATCCAATTCGATCCGGCGGCGGTCTCGCGGCCGATGCAGGGCCTCATCCCGGCCACGCTGAAAGAAGCCATGCAGCTTGCCGACGTCATGGCCGGTGCCAAACTGGTTCCGGCCGCGCTGCAAAAATCGGCGCCCGATTGCCTGATGGTGATCCAGCAGGCAGTGCGCTGGCAGATGGACCCGTTCGCGGTGGCGCAGGAGTGCAGCGTCATCCAGGGAAAGCTGATGTACTCGGGCAAGCTCGTTGCCGCGGTCATCAACGTGCGCGGCAATCTCGAAGAGCGGCTGTCGTTTGCTTATGCGGGCAAAGACGCTGAGCGCACCATTACTGTGCATGGCCGCTTGCGCGGCGAGGGCTCGTCCCGCACCGCGACGGTCACGCTCAAGGACGCCAGGACCGCAAACACGCAATGGAGCAAGCAACCGGACCAGCAGCTCATGTACCATGGCACCCGGGTGTGGGCACGTCGGCACATGCCGGAAATGATGCTGGGCGTGTTCTCGCCCGAGGAGTTCGACGAGGCCACCAGCAAGGGCAACGCGCGGATCGAGCAGCTCCCGCCCGTCAATCCCCCGGTCGAAGCCGAGGGTAAGCCGCCCGCGCCAGTGCCCGCTTCCGGCGTGCCGCCCCACGATCTTGAGACCGGCGAGATCGAGGCACCCCACACCATCGCGTTGCCGAAGGCCGACACCCAATGGCGGCGATACGTGGCCTGGGGCAGCACCTACATCGCAGCCATCGGCACGGCCAGGACGGCCGGCGAGATTGACCAGTGGCAAAAGCTCAACGATGCCACGCTGGCCGGCATCAAGACCAACGCGGTGAAAATCCATGCCCGGATCGAGGCGAACGTCGCGGCGACGCGGAAGCGGCTCGCCGGCCCCGAGTGACCGGTGCCAAAAAGCAAATCTTTGGCTCCAGCGAACAAGCCAAACACGAAGAAACCCTTCTAATACCGTAAAACACAAGGAGCACTCTAACATGTCAACGTTTTCTAAAATCGTTACCGCCTGGGGCGTCGCCCTTGTCGTTGGTGGCATCGTCGTTCTTGGCTCACAGCGATCGCAGAGCAATACGCCGGTTGCCGCGCAAGCCAGCAGGCCAGCACCGGCGCAAAGCATGCCACCGAAGGAAGTCAGAACGGTGTTCCGTATCGATGTCGGAGTCCTGGCCGACGAATATGACAGCAACGAGATCGCGACGGACCTGAAACTCAAGGGCAACATTATCGAGGTCAGCGGCACCGTGAATACGATCACCAAGGATGCATTTGGATATTTGCGCGTCGGCTTGGTGACGCGAAATCAATTTCTATCTGCGAGCATGAAGATGGACAAGAAACAAGAAGCGACGTTGGGCAATCTGCAAAAGGGCCAACCGGTAATCATCCGCTGTGAGAAAATGCAGCGATGGGGTGGCGCACCATACGGCGACAATTGCATTTTGATGTAACGCTCAGGCACTAGCTCCGGTCAGCACCTTAACCCGATCGGCTGCCGCGGCGCTGTCGGGGAATTGCTCGACCTCCCATTCGCCAGGTCGCGCCAGCTTCAGGATGTACGAGCACCTGGTGATCTCGATGTCGCGGTCGGGCAGGACCAGCCACACCCGATTGTCGACCCGGACCTGCACGACGTAGACCTTCTCGGGATCGTTGACCTTGAGGCCGCCGTGCGCCATGCGCACCAACTGCTGGTGATATTTCGGCTCGCGCCATGTGAGCGGGTAGCGCCCGTCGACCGTCACCGTCACCATTTGCAAGCCGTCGATCCGGCCGATGGACAGGATCATGTGGCAGGTCAGCGGGTACCATTCGTCGCCGACCCGATCCGACAACATCCAGCCGCAATAGTAGCCGCGGCAGATATGCGGGCGGCTGTCGTAAATGGCGCACCCGCCGTGGCCAGGCTTGCAATGCCCGCACCATTCATTCGCCGGCTTGTCGAGCTCGAGCACGCGCAAGAGCTTGCAGCAAAGCGAGCAGGTGCCGCACTGTCGACCGCTGGTGATGTTGATCATCGGCGTCGTTGTCCGCGTCGTTGCGAGTAACCAGCGACAAGGCACACGGGCCAGAGCACGATCAATGCCATCAAGGTCATGGCATAAACGAACGCCGGCAGCGGCTTGGTGTTGGCACACACGGCCATCAATCCGATCAAGGCACCGACCACCAGATAGATCGAGAAGGCTGTCATCAACTCAAAACGACCTTTGGATCGATGTAGTAGGTCGCGGAAGGCTTCGCAGCCCGAACACGCGCGTGCAGATAACCGGCCATGCCGGGCTGTGGCGCGGACAGCGTGGTGGTCAGCTTGAATGGCGTTAGCGTGAAGGCCGCCGGGAAACCGGAGGTGAACCCGGACGGCACCGCTCCCGTGAAGGCAGAGCTGCCGAAATTGGCGATGATCGTGTCCGCGCCACCGAAGGAGATGGATGGGTAGGCCGCCGTCGATATATTCGGAATGCTGACCCCGCCAGCGCCCGTCGCCGGATTACGACTTGCGTTGTTGTTCCAATTGCCAGCCGCCCCTAGACGCCACCACAACAACTTGTTGGGTACGTCTATTGCGACACAGATCACGGTGCCGCTGGTAATGGTTCCAAACGTGATACTTGATCCCGCCACTCCCCCTACAGTGAAGGTAAGCCCTCCATCAACATAAACACCGCCTTGCTGCGTGACCCCAGCCTGCCCAGTACCAGCGCCACTGAAAACTGTTGCAATAGGAAGCGTACTAATGCTCACCCCGACGCCGCTATTAACGGCGGAAGCATTGAACGTGCATTCCCAATAGTACTTACCGGACGATTGCCCATCGACCGCACGAACGCTGCCGGTCCATCCAGCCGTCCCTGTCGCTGTCAGGTTGCCGCCCGACAGCGAGATGTGAGCTTCCTTGTCGGCAGGGTTCAATGTCGTATTCGGGACAGTGTAATTCCATGTTGACGAGTCAGACGCCACCGCCGCATTGGCCGCCAGCACGCTGGACTTGGTTGTGGTGACGATGGTGCCGAGCGGACTTGCCGACGAGCCGAGGTATTCCACCTCCAGCCAGATGTCGTCGTTGTTGGGCAATGCGCCGGCATTGATGGTGCCGTATACCGTCACCGTGACGTTGGCCGCAGTCGTCGGATTCCAGATCGCATAGGGTTCCGCCTTGAACGGCCGCAGCCATTGGGAGTTGGCGGTAGTGACGATCTTGCGCGACTGCGCCTGTCCGGTCGGATCGGAAGCACCGCCGACACGGGTGACCGTCGTATCGGTCGTTTCCACGCCCTCGTATTGATAGCGCGCGGACTTGTAGCCGGTAGCAGCACTGTCGCAGCGGACAAATTGTACTGTTAACCCTGGCACAATTGGTTGAGGAAATGCAGCCGCCGCGTTCAGCTTACAGTCTTTGATCAGTAAACTACCTACTGGCTGGTTGAGGGTGACGTAGATGTTGCCGGTCAATTGCGAAAGATCGATAGCTTCAAGCACAGTAGTGCTGGTGTGAGAAGCGACAGCCTGCCCGAAATAAATCAACGATGTCGGAACGACCGACCCCGACGCAAGTACCGGTCCAGTGTTCTGCCATATGAATGTTCCAAAAACTGGTGCCACGAAATTTGTAGCAACGGCAAACTTAACCGTGCAGTTGTTGAAAATTGTTACAGCAGATAGACCGTTGGCTCCTACTCCAATATACGAAGTATTACCCGCCTGCGTGTCAGACAACCAAAATGAACAATTATCAAAACAATTATACGTACCCGAATTAGCCTGAAGTAAAATGAACGCACTGCTGGTGCTGACGCCGACAGCCACCTTGAACGTAATCCCGTAAAAATACGCCGAACCGCCAGTATAAGTTATATTGTTGTTGGCTGTTGTCGAAATGGACGCCCCGGTAGTGATGTCACCGGATGCCGGTGGGTACGCTCCAGAATGATTATGGCAGATAAACCGACCGACAAGCGGATTGGCGCTTGAGGGGCCAAAAGAAATAGCTGCCGTCTGGCTCTCGGCATGATTGTCGCCGATGTAGACCGTGTTGCCAGCCGAGAACCAGTTTGTGGTGGTGGCGTTGAGGATGCGGGCGTGCGGCGCCTGCCCGCCGGTGAAATTGCCGACAACACCAAGGCAGGTCCACGTCACCGTGCTGTCGGTTTGCGTCGTGCCCGCAGTGTTGTTCGCCCAGGCCGGTTCGGTGGTCCCAGTGTTCCCGGCCGTGCTGCATATCCAGTAACTGGCAGCATTGTTGCGCTTGATGATCGCGCCCAGCGTGATCGCCGTCGCAATACCCCCGGTGACACCGATCCAGCTCGGCGTGTTCGTCAAATCACCATTGACGGCAGAACAGCCAGTGCATTCCTGCCACGTCACCGTGTTGTCGGTGGTCTTAGCCCCGCGCGTGAGAGTCCAGGTCGGTTCGGTCGTGGCGTGCGTCGTGCCGCCGACGATGGCAACAAACACACGCTCGTTGTTGACGGCAGGAGCCGCGAGCTGCCGACGCAGCGCGCCAGCCGCGATCGAGGCGCCCGTCGCCCAGGCTGTTATCGCAGCGTAGCCGACACTGTTTGCGTACCAGGTGGTATCGTAGAAGGCCATGACGGTCTAACCCTCGATATAGATCACGGTGACTGGCGGAGTTGACGGCATAATCGGACCGTCGAGTGCCAAGGTGCCATCGAAGCTCGCTATGCCTGCAATTGACGGTGCATAGAATGTGTCGGTGTCAATGACGATGCCCACCGACGACGTTTGATCGTAACCCATCGCCGGGGCGTAGAAGATGTCGGTCTCAACCAACAGCGCAGGTGTGATCGGCGGCTTGCCAACAACCGGTGAATAGAAGGCGTCAGGGTCAATGACGGAAACAACCGGTGTGAGTGCACCGAAGCTCACGGTCGGTGCAAGGACGGTATCGATGTCCATGACAGATGGCGCGATGATTGCCGGACTGGCTATGGGCGCGTAGAAGGCATCGATAGCACTATCATTAAGCAGTTGTGGACCAACGGTCGCGCGCTGCGGGGTGACAATTGGTACCGGAATAAACTCGCCGGCATCGATGACGAGACCGAACGAACCGGGCTGAGTGAAGAACGGACCATTGATTACATCTGCAGCGACAACGACGCCCGGCAGCAACTGCCTTGCTGCGAACGGCGCGAAGAAGACATCGCTATCGAAGACCGCATTGGATGTTACGTAGTTGACCCTCGTCGGGGTGAAGAAGGCATCGACATCGACAAGGATGCCTGGCGCTACCGGCCCCAAGACGTTCGCAACGGGGATCGCGTCGTCGGCACCAACCGGTTGCGGGGACAGATAACCGAGCGGCGGCGTGTAGCCTGCGGTCTCTCCGACGAACGATCCGAGCAGCGCGGTAACGCTGCTCGTGGTTTCATTGACATAGACGGTGTCAAACTCGGTGGCCAACGCGGCTTGTTGGGTGATGACGATAACACCGGATCGTTCGACCAACGGAGCGAAAATGATGTCGATGTCGATGACAGTATCGATCGGGAAGGTCTGGTTGATTGTCGCCTTGCCCTGCGTGAGCTTTTTGACGCCGCCGAAGATGTCGAGATCGATATACAGCTGCGGACCGAGGACCTTGCTGAGAACAATCGGCCGATAGATCGTATCGACATCGGTGAAAGACTGGGCGACGATGGCAAGGGACGCAGATCGCGTGAAGGTAAAAATGGTATCCGGGTCGACGATGAGTGGTGGGTACACACTATTGTCAACGTCCCCGACATAGGCCTGATAGATCGTGTCACCTTCATCGAACGAGCTTTCAAACAACAGGAACCCCGGAACCTTGATCGTCGGGGATGGAACAATATCATTGTCGACGACGATACCGGGTATCGTGGCCAACCCAAGCAACAACTCCTCTGCAATGACCCCGACGATCATTGTGATTGCGATGATTTGATGTCTAGTGCAGGAGCCGCACTCATGGTCGTGACCGCGCTATCGTGTTGCGCCAGCGTGGTCCAAGTCTGTCCTTTATCCAGCGACAATACGACAGCTCCTGAACCACCATCCTTATCTGGAGACCCACCTGCCATCAGGATGCCATCGGCTCCCGCTACGCAAAAAACCTTTTGCAAGCCTGGAATTGAGACAATAGCAGTTTGCTGGGACCCTTTATCATCAATTTGAACAATCCTAACATCGCTCCCGCCCCAGGTTTCACCGTCGCTAGAAAAAGCGACGCTGCTGGTCCCATTCCAATAATTGATGATCGGTGGTAGAACGGGATTTGCCGTGAGCTTCTTGGACGACTTCGGAGGTGGAGCATTGATAGACAGTGGCGGTGGATCATTGGCCATGACACCATCCGGCACGTGTTGGCCTAAAGCATCAAGACAATCATTCTGATTGCAATAGCTCGGCGGAAACTCTGATATGTAATCAGAACTAGCGCCGGTTTCATTGCTGCTAATCACACTCCAACCAAGACCATCAGATGATGACAATATCTGCTCTGAAACGATGTCAGTTGCCAAACATTGATCATAGAAAAACGAGTTGTTATCTTCATTCCAAACCAATGCAACTGGGTTCGCGGAATCTGGATTTGTTAGAGTTGGTGCGCCATCATGTTGATGTACAATTTGCCAGGTCAGGCCATCATTTGAATAATGGATCATAGTGTGGTAAGCTAGCAGTTGTATCGGATTGCCTGCACCATCGACGGAACCAACTAAAGAAGCCGAATTGCTGCACAATAAGAATACAGGTTTTTTCTCTTCGTTAGGAAAGCCCTCGTTCTTGACGACAAGATGATAAGAACTGCCGTAAGTCGAAAGACCAAACTGCCCTGGATTGGGAATTGCAACGGCTTTTAGTTGCGGGCTCGTATCTTTACTGTTTTTAACCTTTACATAGAATATTGTACTGTCCAACAGCGTTCCATAAACAAACACAGTCCCGCCACCCCAACTGATGTTGATGATGTTCTGCAGCGGATCCAATCGCCACGGTGGGTCGGCCTTGTCCACCGCCATCGTCTACTTCCGAGGCCCGATTGGAAATGCCCCCTGATTCCCGATAGGGTCCGCCAACAGGGCGTCGCCGTCGGAACTGAGTGACCAAAACCATTTTCGCCAAGTGTAGCCGCTGCCGGTGGTGGTGATAAGCTCATCAATGACCTCGACCTCGACATATTGCGACTCGTCCTTGGATTCGACGTCTAGTGCGTTAAAATAATCTTTTGGGTCAGATGGAGGTTGACCATCTGCATCCTGGCGTTCTTTCGGAACGTCATAATGAATGACTTTTCGTACATGCACTTTACGAGTGGTCTCCTGGTCAACGCTCGAACCGTTTTCGTGCGTGTGTATGGTTCTTTGAAATTGCGGGCCACTACCACTTTCCACCGTGAGGGCCTTGCGAATTGGGACCTTGATGTAATCTTTGCCTCCAGCAGGTGGCGCAGTCGAGACTTCAACAGACGGACCGTCATCCGGATTCGTGATGTATTTGTACTCGGCAATATCGGGATCCTTCGGATCGAATTTATCCCAATCATACTCGTAGTACCACTTACGATAATCCTTCCCAGAGCCCGTCTCGAATATGAGAGCATCAATGCGCTCGATGTCCACCCAGACATCGGATGTCTGATCGTCGTCCTTGTAAATTCGAAAGACATGAGCTTTGCGTTTGTCATCGTCAGCCATGTGCTTAACCCAACAAACCAAATATATCCCAGCTATTTGGTGCAACCTTTTTTGCGGTGATCACCGCACCATTGCGCCCGGTCATGACCGAGCCTCCCGTGTGCAAAAACCCGGCAATCGTATTGAAAAACACACCAATATCTGGTTGCACGGTCACGGCGACCCCGGTGCATTGCCGAAAGGAAATTTCGGTCGACAACGGAAAATTTAGATTGGCGTCAGCGGGTATGGTGACATTGCACCCGGAGGCGTTGACGCACCGAACATAGCTCGCGATATTCGCCAGCGTTAGAGTGTAAATCGGGTCCGGAGCTTCCAATAGTGCCTGCGACGGAAACACGACCGGTGTTAGCCACCCGGCCTCATAATCAAGATCGGACGTCTTGGTCAGGTACTGTCCCTGCAGCCCACCTACCGGTAAGACACCGGCCGGATTTGACAGCAATAGCCCGTAATAGGGATGCCCCGATCCGTCGTTCGCACCTGGGTCAAACGTGGCGGCACTGAGATGATTGAACAACACCATGTAGGTGTTGCCATTGGTGGTGATCACATCATTGACGCTGTAATGGGTGTTCGGGACCCACTCGCCGCGAAAGTACCACTGAGTCATCGGCAACGCGAACGGCCCCTGAATGGTGCCGTCGGTCATGTGAATATAGAACGATGACCCACTCACCTCGAAAAAAGAGATCGACACCAACTCGGGTATCGTCTCCTCGGTCACCGTCACCCGTTTATCCAAGTCGTAAAAATTACCATCGACCTCGCCGGCAACCAGGTTCGCACCCTTGCCCGCACCCCATGGTCCCGCGCTTCTATAAATAATGGCCATTCTGGTTCAATCGTTTTATTGACCTGATGAGGAAGGCTTAGTTTCCTTTTGCTTTCCATCCATGTAGTCGCTGAACGATGTCGACCAACTTGTCGTCAGCAACTTGGCGGACCCGCCATAACCGATCTTCATGACGACATTGGCTGGGGGCGTGCCCGACGATGAAACCGGCACCGCGACCGAAGGTGTCGTATCGACGACGACAAATGGTCTGACGATTTGCTCGAGGCTAGGCACTTGGAGCTTCCAGATCGATCATTCTGGGTATAATCAGCGTTCCGACCTGGATAGGATACTCGGCCGCATAATCGAATCCAGCAACCGGAGCCAATTCAAGATCCAGCCACGTCGGATTATTTTTAACCTGATCCTGAATCTGATTTTCCATGATCTTCTGTTTGTCCTGTGCCGATTGCACTTGCTGCTCGGCGGCCAGCTCGGCAATGTCCGACATGCTCGGCGGTGGCACGACGTTTTTTGCGGCATCTTCCGGAGTCAGGCCATGCATGATCTCATATCTGATGACAGCATCATTGCCGATCGGTGGCCCGACACCGGCCCCGCCCGGCAACGTGAATGCAAGATCATAGGTTGGCAGGGTCAGGGTTCCGCCGTCATACAATTGATAACCCACCGCGACATAACCATCATCTGCATAAACCGGAGTGCCTTCCACGACCGTGACCGAACCACCAGCACCGATGGTGCTCTCGATCTGTACGGTTCCGATCAGCTGACCCTGATCGCCGCTTCCCTTGATATGGTATTCGGTGATCTTACCGAGCGCCTGCCCACCTGGGAGTCTGCTGTCGTGCAGCAATGCATTCTTGCGGCACGACAGGCTTATGGCGCGCTCGAATTGACAATCGAACCCGATTTTCACGGCGCGAGCTGACTGCAACAAGTGTGCTCGAGCCACCAACAAAGGATACTGCAGTGCCTGAATTCCACGATCGGTCGGAAAGAAGACATTGCGACCCGGATCGCCGATCGGCACCACACCTTGCAAGCTCACCCCGACATCGGATCCTTGCATGGAGAGCGCTATTGGATTTGCTGCCTCGTCCGCGGGTGTCGTCACTATCGACTGTAGCGCGCTGTTCATCGTGAATGTGACGGTCTCGGTACGCTTACCATTCAAGCCATAGGCGAGCGTCAGACTTCCCTTCAATGCGAACAACATCGGTTGAATGTAGCTTACACTCTCCGACGCCGATGCCGCGGTCCCGGTATCCGGGTCACCAATGACCCGAGTGCCGGTATCGGACGTGATATAGCTCGACTCCAGAAGATTACCTGGCATGGCATAGGTCCGACTGATGCTGACCGACATCTGGTCCCCATTGCGATGCGTCTTTTCGTGATTTTGATAGCTCCCGGTCACGTTGTAAGTGTAGGCATTGCCTGTCCCCCACAGATCCACGAGCGCGGAATCGGCCACACTCCAACCGCCTTGCAGGGAGGCGCCTGGCTTCGGCCAATCTGAAACCCATTGATCTCCATTGTAGAAAAGCGGCGGACTGACATCAGGCAATTTGACGATACCACCACCCGTCTGCGTCCAATTCACGGTTCCAGTGAACTGGACCTGACTTTGCGGTGACTGCGCGAAGGAAAGCGAGACGCTGTCGTAGAATGAATCCTCGGGCAGGAATTCCGCGGTGCCGTCCTCGCCGAAAATCATGTCGGAGGTGGTGATCGTGAGTGACGTCCGATCCACATGCCACGCCGTCGTGTAGGATTCGAGGATCGTATCGGGGTCGTCCCACTTGTCCTGGGCAATCCAAATCGGATCATAATAGGGCGACACCTTGAGGGCTTCTGCCGCCGCCTGCTTCTGGGCCAGATAGTTAGTCGGCCGCGCCAAAAATGTCAGCGTCACCACCTCGTTAAACAAGTTGCTGGGCAGCGCTACCAACCGACCATAGAACAACGGTGTGACGGCTCCGGTCGGCGACTGCCACGAGAACCAAACCCACTGCAATCGCCCCGGTGCCAGCAACCCGATCCGCGGGTTTTTTATTTCAACCGACAAGGTAGGGATTTGACCTTCGAGATGAGCAAGATCAAATGACAGGACGATCTCGTCCTCGCGCATGTGGGCCGCGCTGAACGGCTCTCCCGGACCGCACCAGGCGAAGTAAAAAGAGACCATCAGATTTCTTCCAGATCCAGTTCCCAAGGCACCGTCCCGGCCCACTCGTCCACCTGCATGGTGCTAGATGTCACCAGCATAGTCAGGCGCGGACGGTAGAATACGAAACTGCCCTCGGTGAATTGACTGCCTGAAATCACCAATCGTTGCGGTGTGCCCCCATTCGGGTAACATAGGTAGGCCACGCAATCGACCGTGACCGTCAGTCCCGGCCAGATGCCGTCAATGGCCGGTGTGCGGGCGTCGGTGCATGTGATTTTCGACTTATACTTGTGAAACTGGGAATGGTTGACGTCGAGCAATAGCCCATTGATCGAGCGCCGTATGTTCTTAGACGCGTCTATCGGCTCAAGCGTTTGCGACAGATTGCGGGCAGAATACAGCGGCACCCCCATGACACTGATTTGCAGAAAGGTCTGGTCGTTGGGTGGAGCGCCAATATACAACTATCGCCTCCACGACTGCTTGCGCCCGACCGAGGCGATCTGGCTGTGGACCGCGAAACGCTCCAATGCCGATGCAGTGTGCTCGGGAACCGTCAACCCTTGGAATGAACGCCCCTCGATTGTCAGGTTCAGCACGCGCGGGGAAGCGCTGCCAGCGCCGGCGATTATCCCGGCCGTGCGCGGCATGGACCCACCGACGTTCAACCCGCCGAGCGCAAAGCGCGGGGCCTGTAATGAATTGATGGCGTGCATGGCGGACACGCCGTATCTCTGCACGGCCGCCGTGTTCATGACAAATTCACCGGAGGTCAGATAGGCGAGGTTGGTATCGACTCCGCCGTGCCGGCCGACGAACAACCCGCCCGCAGCCATCCCACCACCGCCGCCGCCGGTGGACACCGACGCCCCCGCACCCGTCAACCCAGCCCACAATGCCTTTATTCCGTCAATGAGGCCCTGGATCCAACCGGCAATCTTGTCGACCACTGTTTTGATCGGGGCAAGAATCGCATTGAACGCATCCGTGATCGACTTGGCGACCGCGTTGAAGCTGTCCTCGACCAACTTAACGAAACGATTGAAGGCATCGATCACCGGGTTGATGAAGCTGTCCATCAGATAATTGGCGACAAGGTTAATCAGTTGTACGCCAAATTTGAGTGCGTCCCACGCTTGTTCAATTACAACAACTATTCCACCGAAGGCAATTGCGAAACCAGCAGCAAGCATCGTTACCGCCAACAGCGCGACGCCAAGGAGCTGCGCCATGAATACGAGGCCCCGAGCAATGGCAGGGAATAACGGTTGAACGATGGCGAACACCTGTTGGATGGAGTTACCGAGAGCGGTCCAGAACGGAATTGACTGCTCGATCGCCTTTGCCATCGCATCCCAGAAGGCGGCGAAGCCGGGGGTGATCATCGCCCCCAGCTTGGTCTTAAGTGTATCTATGACGTAACCGAGTTCCCCGGTCGCCTGCTTGTACTTCTCGATACTCTCCTCATCGACCTTGGTTATGGTGAGCCCAAGATCCTTGAAGCTCTGCTGCAAGGCGCGGATCTTTTCCGGGTCCATCCGCAAAAGTGCCTCGGCAAAGCCACGCCCCACGAGTTGTGACGCCAAGGCCACGCGTTGCTCTGCATCGGGAATGTTGCGCAGGATCGTCGCAAACTGCAGCAATTGCTCCTGCCGCTTCTCATCCGGTGTGATCTGGCCCCAATCGATCTTCTGCTTGACGATGGCATCGACGGCCGCAACCATGCCCTCCAGTTGCTTTTGTATCGAGACGGATTTGTCGATGAAGATCTGTTGACCAGCTGCCGCCTTAGCGAAAGTACTCGTCAGAACGACAATGTTCTCAGCATAATCCTTTGCCGCTTGCGCCGCCTGTTCCTGCGCCTTGAGTGCAAGCTCCTGCGCCTTTACCTCGTCCTCCTTCTGCTTCATGTACTCGTCATGCGCAGCCTTCGCCTTCGCCGCTAGCTGTTCCTTGAGCTTGAGTTCGAGCTCCTGCCGCTTCATCGCTAATTCTTGCTGCTTCATCGCGAATTCTTGCTGCTTCATCTCCTGGTCGGCCGCATCCTGCGTCTGCTTCGCCTTCAATTGCTCGATCTTGAGTTCGGCCTCCTCGATCTTTCTCCGCTTATCGGCTTCTGCATCGGCGGCAGTGTAGGTTCCCAGCAACTTCTTCAGCGCACTTTCGGCGTCGCCGATGGATAGCGACAGACTTGCCTGGCTGAAGGCAAAGTCGGTGGCACTTTTTTCCATCTCATTGGATAGACGCGCAGCCTCCACGCCGAGGTTGCTCATTGCCTGCTCGGTCCGCGCAATACTGAAGTCCGCAGACTCCATCTTCAACGCGTAGTCACTGGAGCTATTGCCCAGTTTCTCCTGCTCCAACGCAAGCTGCGCGGCGGCAACAGCTGCTTTTTCAAACGCTACAGGGAGCTGCGCGAGGTCCTGCGCGGCCTTTGCCGACTCGGTCGCCATGCGCGAGGACAGACGCACCATTGCCTGCGCCAACCCGTCGACACCGACGCCAGATGACTCGACCGCACCCTTAAAGGAGGACAGGTTCTCGATCGAGTCCCCCGTCACCGCCTCCAACTTCATCAGGGACTCGACCGCCTCTGCAGCATGGGATGCCAACTCATACAGTGCCCCTCCAGCAGCGGCAGCAGCAGCCGCGGCGGCCGCAAGCGCTAATCCGGCGGCACCACCGAACGACTCGAATGCCGCGCCTGCGCTAGCGATGTCCTGCGCGATCTTCGAGAAGATCTGACCGACGGTGCCGCCAAATTCCTCGATTTGGCTGATCGCCTCGTCAGTACCCTCGATTACCAGCTTTTGTACGATATCGCCTTCGTCAGCCATGAGCCTACCTATTAAATGCCGCCGGTGAGCTTGATGTTGACCATCTCACTCGGTTCCCGCTAACAGCTTTTGCAGGTACTGCTGCGCATGCTTACCGTCACCCTGCGCGTTGTGAAGGTTGGCAAAGTCATGAGCGAGATTGATTTGACGATTACGTTCGGACAGCTTGATCCAGGCCGCTAATTGACGCGGGGTGAGTCTCCACGCGTCAGACCAGGAGAGTCCGTCTGCAATGCAGCGCTGGAGGCATCGTGCGATGAGTTCCCCTGCCCGCTCCCAGTCACCGATGGGGTCAGCGCGTCCGTCCCCATCAACTTGGTGACCTGGCTGACGAAAGGGCCGAAGCCCTGCGGGAATGACAACCGCTGAACGGCGGATAGGATCATCATCTGATCCGCCGCTCCCAGCAACTTCGCTTTCGCCTCTACGTCCTTGTCACCAGGTGAGCCGGTGACGATGGCGATCACCTTCGCCACCACGTCGGGCGCGAGGTTCATCATGACCGCGCCCGGTGTCCCCAACTGTTCGATCATTTGACGCATGTCGGGGAACTGGGAGAATATTTTGAACAAGTCGGAGGCCGTCAACCCATGCACCGTGAGTTTGATGCCGCGGACCTCTACTTCTTCCTCCAATGGACCGAGATCGAGTAGGCTGTTCATTTGGCCTCACTTCTTTGTTTAAGTTGCCGCCGCTACAAGTGTATTCGTGCTAGTCGCCGGCGTACTGCCAATCGGATTGGTGCCGGTCACTATTACCTTGAACGATTTACCGATGTCGCCTGAGACCACCGTATAAGTCTTGCCAGTCTGTGGTGGAGAGATCGGGATCCACGGGCCAGTAGTTCCCGTGACGCTCTGCCACGCATAAGTATAGGTATGCGCTCCCGTCCAACCACCGATGGTCGCGGTCAGAACATCTCCCGTCTTGGGCGCGCCAGGCGAGGAGACGGAGGCGCCACCCGTGATTGCCGGCAGCAGTACATTTGTCGGCGCTATCGAATTCACCGGCGGCATCAGGGTCATGGATCCGAAGACGCCGTCGATGGATTGCACCGAACCACTGACCACCATCTTGATGAAGGCGTTATCGATGATGGGTGAGAAGTCCCCGCTTGGGGTCAGGTTCACGCTGAGCAAATCGACATACCAACGCGGGCCGACTTCGTTGGTGGCAAAAAACTTCAACTCCCCGATGAAGGAATTGCGCGAGAAAATCTGGACCTGCGGATTTGGCGGAGTACCGCCGTCATTGCCGACATCACCCATCAGCAACATCGCCAAATTCTGCGCCGTCAACTCCTCTAGGTCCATCTTCACTTCACCCGACTTCTCGGTGATGATGCTCAGATCCTTGAGCCGCGAGCCCCCCATCGACGAGTAATGATCGAGCACCGTCACCTTGGGAGTAAAGGTAAATGTCGGCACGTTGCCAACATGAAAGAAGCTGACTTGATCGGTAGGCTTGAACAAGATGAAGCCCTTGCCGACAGCAAGATTACTGACATCCGGACTACTGACACCGTAAGCCATCGCCTGGTTCTCCTTCTCTTTCAGTTAAGATCGTTAGGGTCGAGCACATAGGTCAATTGGAAGTGCAGTTGCATTTGACCGACCACGGTGGACCCGGTTTGCAAATCCGTGACGTGGCCAGAGTGTATGAGCTCCCCGTTCGAGCCGAGTAAGGCCCACAGCTCGTCATCTTTGGTGAACGCTTTGAGCACCTGCATCCGCAGCCCGGACAATTCCTCGCCAACGCCGGGATTGTCTATGGTGTCGCGCGGTCGCAGGACGATGAACACCTGCGGTGTCAACTCGAATATGCCGGGGACGCGTGCGCCCCCGCGGGTGTGCACCGCCTGGGGGTTTTTGAGGGTCTCACTGCCGTCGAGCAAGACGAGCGCCGGAAGCTTCTCAGTGGGGATTTCGGCGCGATTGCGGAACACGTTCAAGGGATCGGCCGTGCCGTTCACCGTCCCCAGCAGCGACAACATGCGCAGAAGTATGGCTTCGCGTTTGTCCTGCATCAGCGGCGAACCTGAAGTTCCCAGTATATGACGATGTTCCCCGGCACCAATTTCCCGACGGGCGAAACGATGCGCAGCGTCTCGAGCTCGGTGCCGGTCACGGGATCAAGTGTCACCAGCCGGTCCTGTTCCGAGTCCGGGTCGACCGTAAGATCCACCGGTGACAACAGCGCCTTGCGATCGGTCTGATTGATGATCTTGCCAACGCGCTCATGCGGCATGTAGTCCGAGATGAAGGCAAAGCATGGTCGATCGCCATCGTCACGCCGCAGGATCGCCGGCGCCCCGTACTTGCGGATCATGCCTTCGGCGATGGCGCGCTCCCTGCCGTAGTCGATCATACGATGGCGATCCCCGGGCTGTTGCGCCGCATCACCGCGAGGAACATCAGCCCATAGGACGAGTTGGCCAATGACGGATAGGCCGACCCGCTGGAACTGCTGGACGCCGCCGCATACTGGACCGAAATCTGTCCAATGCGTTCGGACGTGACCAACCGTCCTGCCCCACCCGCGGCCGCCTGGCCTTGTGCTATGAAATGGGCCGCCAGGTAGAAGGTCGCGGCCTGCGCATCCACCGGATCCCAATCGTCACCGATGAACAGGGCGGCCTCGTCCAAGGCGGTCTGCACCACACTGTCGTCCACCGCCATGAATTCGGGGAACATTGACTTGAAGGCGACGACATTGATCGGATTCGCGGTATCGATCACCGTCATGGTGCCGATGGTCGGCGTCGAGCGCCTGTTGTCGTTCAACGGATCGATGATGACGATCTCATAGTAGTAGTTGCCGGATAGGGCCATTGTATCGGCGGAAGCAAGCAGCACTGAGAATGCGTAGGACGTCGCGTCCTCGACAACGATGCTGCCATCGGCCGAAGTCTTGATGACAACCGACGCGGTCTTGTCGGCAACCCCGCGCACCTGCGGATAGGCGGTCCAGGTCATGTTGGCCTGGGCCATGTCAAACGGCGGATCGGGCGCAGGCACGATGCCGTAGTCGACATCGGTATCGTCGCCGGCGATCAAGCTGAAGTTTTGCCGAAGCTCGGTCATGCGGCAATCGAACCCTTGAGGGAATGCTGCTTCATCCCGCCGACCATATAGGCTGGCCCCGACATTGAGCCGGCAAGCCGCGAACCTTGCGTCGAGTGATAATGCCCGCCACTGACACGAGCGGAGAAAAAGCGGTCGAAGTCGATGAGCCGTGGCATGGCAAACGTCGAGTTTTGCTGGAACATCGCGGCGGGAATCGCGTCCATCTCCTCGTATGGATACGGCCCGACATTTGCGTCGCCGCGCACACACATCGACGCGTACAACAAATCGGTGTCGCCGAACCAGTCGACTTGCGCCCCGACCGGACCAGCGAGCATGGACGAGCCGCTGAACTCGTCGTCGTGTGTCGTGTCGGGGTCCTGCCACAAAACATCGCCCGGCAAAGCAACGACATCGTGGGATTGGTCATCGTCGGTCACCAATGAAGCAGTCAATGCAGAGCTCGCCTGCAGATCGTGTGGGTGCTGGATTTCGCTCTCGTCGATGCAATCTGGTGAAAGCCCCACGTCCCCCGGCACCATGCCCGCGGCGGGAACTACGTCCGCGTCCATGATGCCCAACTCTGGCATCAAATGCCCGAATGCCGCCACACCGTCGGGGTCCAGCGTGTCCTCGACATCGACGTGGGTCGATGGTGTCAAATATTGGATCATCAGCAAGACAGCCGATGACATGATTTGATCGTCATCAAGCACGGTCGTCGCCGTCAGCCCGTATGACCCGAGGAGAGCTGGCTCAATGACGATTTCAATATCACTAATCAGAGACGGCGCCATCTGAACGGCGCCGACACTCATTGACGGTTTGCAAATTGAATCGGTAGGACCCACAATCGGTGCAAAGACAATAAAGGTCGTTTGGATGTCATACGACCCACCGACAGAATCATCATAAGATTCCGGCTGCAAGGTCGTCAGGCTGATAAGAGCCGCGCTGCCCACCCCGTCATTGTCGATCCAATCCTGCGGTGTGGTCCAGGCAGTGCCCAACAGCGCCGGCACCAAAAATATACTCGCGTCGTTGAACAGTGTCGGTCGTTGAACATTGCTCGCATTGGCTACAGGGGCTGGAAATAAATCCCCTAGATCATGGAAGATAGCATCGACCAGGACCACACTAATGCCATTCGGTGTGTGGAAGTTTTCGACATCCGTCACAAGAGACGGCGGCCCTACGGTCTGATTTGTCTTTCGAAGATCGACGACATCCATTCAACGACCGTTCTGTTTCCGGGTCACGTCAGGATCCATGACGTAGGGCATGTGCAAGATTTGATCGTGCGGGATCACGGAGCGCCGTCTCCCCGTCACCGTGTCGTAATGATTGGCGAGAAGCAATTGCTTTGCACGCCCGAACAACTCATCGATCTTTTGCTCGGCCGCAGCCCGCAGCGCATAGTTCTGCCGGATGGCGTTGATGAGGACGTTGACGGCCGCGCCCATCACCGATTCGAGCGGCATGCCTTTGGAAAAGGTCGTGAACCTTTCGAACAGAACCTTCTCCTGACCAGGCAGATGTTGCAGGGGATCGCTAACCATGCAGCGCGTGCTCCATGACCTTCGGATAGTCGACGGCCTGGTAGGAGCCGAGCCGTCCGACACAATCCGGGTACTGCTGTTCGACCTCATGCGCCAGCACACCGATTGAAGGCACGTGAGACCGACGATAGTTGTACCGATAGAGCGGCAGGCCATCCGGCAGCTCGCCGATGCGAATGATGTCTTCCTTCGCTGCGGCATCACTCAGCGTAAATATTCCTGAGGCGTTCCAAGTAATCACGATGTTGCCGCCGTTAGGGGTCACTGGCAGGCCTGTAACCGAGGTGTCCTCGAACAGCGTCAACCGCCAAGTTGTGTTCGCACCGGCGTTTTGCCGATAGATCACGATCGCCCCGACCACCGTGCCGGAAACGGCCGTGAAGGTGACGTCGTCACCGTCGAACGTCCCGTTGACCACCGTCGGGGTGGTGATCGGCTGCGGCGTGCCGACAATGTTCGACAGCGACGAATAGAACTGATGCGCTGCCGAGTAGGTGTAACCGGACGAGGTGGTGATCAATGCCGCGTAGGGCGCATTGCTGCCGGTCTGGTTGAGCGACTTGTTGGCGTCGGCTTCGGTCAGAAGCGACTGCTTGAAAAGTGGGTACACGGCGTTAGCCATGACGCTGGCCTCCTATGACGATGTGAGGGGATAAGGAAAGACGGGGCGAGCGCAGGCACCCCAAACGAAACGCAGGCGCTATTTCTTCTTGGCCGGTGCGTCCGGCGCCTCGGCGACCGTCTCGAGCGCATCCACGCCGCCACGGCCCATGATGCCGATGCCGGTTTCGGCCGCGAGCTTCTGCCAATCCTTCTTGGCCATCTTCTCACGCGCGTCCTTGCCGGCTTCCTGGCCGGCCTGCATCAGCTCGGTTTCTTTCTCGGCCAATGCATGGCGTGACTTCTGCTCTTCCGGTGTCGCAGCCTCGACCTCGGATGGCTCTTCCTTCTCGGGCTCGTGACCCGACACCTGCAGATGGCTGCCACGCTTTGACCCCTCCTGCAGTATCTTGGCTTGCGGCTCCGCAACTTCGACCTCGGCCTCCTGGCCAGGGCCGATTACCTTTGCCTCACCGCTGGCGGCATGCAGGACATGCGGAGCCTTGCCGGTGTTCTTGACTTTGATCGTCTGCTTCGCGACTTCCTTGTGCTCAGCCATCGCTGTGCTCCTTTGTTAGACGAAATAACAGCGCTCTGCTTGCTTACGGGCAGCCACCTTGTGGTATTTAGATTCCGTCCAAGTACTGCATCGACTTTGGCCGCCGCACCTCGACGCCGCCGGTTCGGAAGATGCCGGGAACGTCGAACCGGAGCGCCGTGACCTGCATCGGCGAGCGAAAGTTGAACGGCATCGGCAGATGCAGTTTGAGGATCTGCGGATCGCGGCGGTAGGCGATCGCACGCGCGACGCCACCGGCGCCCGCGGTCTCCAGTCCGCGCACTGTGCGGATCGTCAGCGGATTGCCGGACAACGCGGTGTAGGCGTTGCCCTGCTGCACGAGATTGAGCCCGGTCACCGCCGTATTGGTGACCAGCGATTGCGCCAGCGCGGTGAACCGATCCGGCGGCAGCAACAGCGTGTCCGCAATCTCGGTGGTCAACGATGCGGTGTAGACCCCGGACAAGATCAAATTGATGTCGCGGGCCATCTGGTTGGCGGTCTTGGTCGACCACAACGCCGAAGAGCCGGTGCCATCCGCCGGCGCGCCGGTGATCGTGACGTTCGGGTCGTTGGTGAGGCCGGTCCAGCCCTTGGTCGTATCGCCGAAGAATGCGATGCGATCGATCATTTCCTCGGAGGCTCGACGCGCAGCATTGGCGCGTTCCATGACTCTGTTGATGGTGGGGCCGGAAATCATCGCTTCCTGGCCGGTCTCCTCGAGAGTCCAGTAGTAGCCGATAGCCGCCATTTCGATGCCCTGCTCGAATTTGTTGAGCATGACATCTGCGAACGGGACATCCGCCGCAAGATGATTGAACCAGTTTGCCTGGCCGACCTTGTCGAGCGACAAGAACGCGATCGATTTCATCCATTCGTTTCCTGACGAATCGATCGGCACAAGGTTCGGGTATTGGATTTCCGGATAGGCCACCTCATAAACTTGAGGTTCGATGTATTGCGCCTGCTGCACCACAAAGCTGAGCGCCTGTTGGGCAGCATCGCCGAATTGGTAATTCATCTCGGTGTCTCCATCCTTATGCTGGGTTAGGCACCCGGAGCGGTTACGCACCCGGAGCGGTTGCGGTCAGCCGCAGCACTGCGAGCTGCCCGGCGCTGGCCGATGTGATGTAGCGCGAGGCCGGAATGGCCACGCCGGCAGCAACAGGATTGAGCTGACCGGTGGTTGAGTCGTAGGTCGCCGGCGAGCCGTGCGTGACGGCCGCTACCGGGCGCACCCAGACATCACCCTCATTCAACACCGCCATGCTGTCGCGCTGCTGATAAAGATCGACGGTCTGGCCGGATTTGATGATCAGGGTAGTATCGATGATCGTGATGCCGATGAACTTGGTAGCCCCGCCGAGCACCGCGCCGCGCGCGTTGGTGCCTTCCGACACCGCGCGCCCGAATGCGATGCCAGCGGCAGTTTCGCAGAGTCGCGTTTCGACATCATCGTCGTCGAGCATGCTGGCGATCTGGCCTTCCAGGCCAGGCTGAAGCGTCGCGGAATAAGTAGTTTGAACAGCAGGCATGTGCTGCCTCCTTTCGCTGTTACGGGTTTGGGGTTACGCGCTTTCGCTGTTACGGGTTTGGGGTTACGCGCTCTTGGCCTTGTAGGCGTTGTTTAGGCTGTCGACGTACTTTGCGTAGGCGGCCTGGGACGGCGTCAAATTCGACGCCGCCGACAATGGCTGCGACAACGCACTCACTGTGCGCTGGAAGCCGTCCTTCTTGACCTGTCGCGTGACGGCGCTGAATACGCCGGCGATGGCCTCGTCCGACATTGCCTTGGCTTCTTCGTCCCCGATCTCGGCGGCGACGACTTCACGCTTGATCTGGATGTCGCTCTTTCCGTCAGTGACCAGCTTGTCCCCGAGCACGCGGCGCGCGCGGTCGAAGATTTCCATGCTGTCGCGAATGGCCTGGTCGCGTTTCTGCGGCGTCCATTCGGCATCGGCCAGCTTCTTGGTCAGGCCAATGACTTCGCCATCCTTGGTCTCGAGGCTTTTGCCGAGCGTGGCGACTTGCGCCGTCAACTCGCCCAGTTTCTTCTCGCTGTCGGCGAGCTTGCTTTGCAAGGTCCCGAGGTAACGGTCGAGGATTTGACCGTCCTTGTCCTCGAGCTCGATCTGCACGCCATCGATTGTCTTGGTAGTCATGACCTTCTCCTTTCCGGGGGCGGCATCGCCCCATTGCTTGGGAATAAGCGATGTCAGGCCCAAAGCCTTCGCCCGTTTCTTGATATGCGCCTTAGCGGCTGCCGGGTCCTTGGCGCGCCCGACAGCCTGAATCGCGTTGCGCAAATCCTTTTCCGATTTGATCGGGAAGCCGCCACCGGGCATCGCCTGGCCTTTCTCGGCCGCCTTCTCGCGCTCAGCCGTCGAGAACTCGCGGTCGGTTGTCTTGTCGTCACCGATCTTGAGCTTGTCGCCGCCGCGCGCCATCTTGACGATGGCGACATGGTTGGCGCGGATGTCGGTCTGCATCGCGTCATACGGTTCGCCGGCCGGCGTGACACCGTCGCCCCACACGAGCTTCGCGCCGTATCCGACGCTCAACTGCGCATGGCCGTTCTGCACCGCGGTGATCGCAGCGTGATCCATGAGCGCCAGCGGCACTTCGATATAGTCACCGTCGCGGGCGACCTTGCCGGTGACATACCCGACGGCAAGCTGCTTCCAGTTTTTCGCGGTAACTGCGTCGTCAGGATGATCGAGCGTGACCGGCCGCCAGGCCAGCGATGCCATTGCCGCCTTGTTGAATACCTGCTCGGCTGGCCGATAGACCCGCACCACCTCGAGGTCGTCGCGGCCCACCTCGTGGCCGCTGTAAAGCTGGATGCCGGTGCGGGCGATGCGCGGCGACGCCACCAGATAGCCGTCTTCAGTAATCCGCATTTTGGCGCCGGCGTCGTTGAGGTCGCAGCGCTCCTCGACCTCGATCCTGTCGAGCATGATCATGGGCGTGACCTTTCAGTCGACTATGGCTGGTGGCGCGATCGGATTGCGGTCCCACGCGCCGCTGAAATAGCCGTAGGCCGCAAGCGCAAGCATCGCGGCCACGACCAGTACGAATACGGAAAAGAAAAAGTGCCGGCCGCTGGGCATTAGGTCAGCGCCAGCGCCACCAGGCCCGCATGCGATATGATGCGGATCGACGGGATGCCGAACGCCAATGCCACCAGCATATAGAGTCCGATCAGCGCGACCACCGCGATGTAGAGCTTGCGCACCATGTCGGGGACGGCAAACCCGATCCAACTGCAGAACCACAGGATGACCGCGCCCACAAGCAGCAGGATGGCGACGACGATCGCGACGTTGATGATGCCTAACACAAGGCCGCTTAACGACATGGCCTGTTCCTTTCGTGCTATTTGGTCATCTCGACCCGGTACAGCTCGCCGAATGTCTTGGACTCGGCGGTGATGATTTCCAGCAAATGGAACTTCTTCGGGATGCGGACGCTCTCAGCCCCGAAATATTTGGGCTCGCCATCATCTGCCGACAACAATAGCGGTGCATCGCCGGATTTGCGGTCGACGCGAAACAACCGACCGGGATAGTCCTTTGCCGAAACACCTTGTGCCTCGGGCGCAAAGCTCAACGGAATCCAGAGCAGCGGCTTACCGTGGATAATGGCGCCGTCTTGAAACACCCGCCAATAGGGAACCGCCTCCCGGATCGTGATGACGGTACGCGCTTCGCCTTCGTTGACGACTTCAGAGGTCAATCCTTGCGTCCAGCGCTGTCCGAACTGGCCGGCCGATGCAATGTCGGCGCGACCTTTTTCTACGATTGAATTGCCGAGTTTCCTCGCCGCAGCATCGACCGATCGCCGGATTTTCTGCTTGTGCTTCGCAAGATTGGCACCGACCTGCGCTGCTGCCGGCGGCCCATCAAAACGAATGCTGATCGTCACTCGTCAGCTCCCAGGAGTGAAAGTTGACCGGCATTGGCGGCGTCATCGACAGCGGGTACAAACGTACAGCGGCAATTCGGATGCGCGGGAATCAGGTCTTCCGCCTCGTCGAGCGAGTAGGGTCCGGCCGCAGCGATGTCGTCGCATTCGTCGCAGACACGATCGTCGCCCGCGGTCTGCACGTTCACTTCCTCTGCCGCCACTTCGACCGCTGGCTCCGGTGCAACAACCTGCTCGACCTCAGTTGCAACGGCTTGTTCAGCCGCCTGTGCAGCTCCCTTCCCGGCAACCCTGGCCGCGGCTTTTGCCGCATACTCTGCCGCCCTTGCCTCTTTTCTGGCGGCGAGGACTTTCTGCCAGGCTTCGGCCGCCGCCGCTTCCCGCTCTGCCGTAGCGGCTTTGGCTGCAGCCACTTCCTCCTCGGCCCGCGCACTCGCTGCCGCTAGTTCAGCTTCAGCCTGCGCCGCAGTCTGGGCCACGAGCCCACCGGCCTGGTGCGATTCTATCTCAGCCGCGAGACTCGTCCTGTATGCTTCCAACTCGGCTTCGGCTTGCGCTTGCTCTTCCTCCCGTTGGCGTTTTTGCTCGGCCAGCAACTCATTCGCCTGACGAAGCAGTCTTTGCACTTTGGTCTCGCGATCGTGCAGACGATGATCGTGCTGCAAGTGATCGCGCTTCAGAAACCGCGAAGGCTTGCGCGGCTCCAGGCGTTCCGGCGTGATGCCGACACGCGTGATGCCGGCGGCACGAAATTGCGCCAACCGGCCGGAGTTATGCAGTTTGACCGTCAAGGTGTTGGTGGCCAAGCGCACGCGTGCGTCACCGACCTTGCGCAACACCGGGAGCACCCGCCGGTACATCGGCTGCGGCTTGCGCCGACCGAGCGCGGCACCTGCAGCCTGCCGAGTCACCTGCTGCACCAAGGCCGCCGCGATGCCCGCGAACTCGCGACCGGCGAGCTCGCGGAACACCGCCGGCAGTGGCGCGGCACCGGGAGGCGTGTGTGTCAGCGCACTGCCCGCTTCAAATCCAGAGCGATAGGCGCGCTCGAGGAACCGCTCCCACCATCGGCCCCCGAGCAACTGCGCGTTAACCGTCTGCTCGAACCATTGCATGAACGCCGCCAGCCGATTACCCGGATGCGGCAACAACTGTGCTAGCGGATCGCCGCGCGCCGCCATCACATCGTACTCGACCAGCATCGTATGCGTCAGCGAGCGCACCCGCGCCAGGCGGCGATTGCCTTCGGCCAGGAATGACCGGCGCAGGCCCGCCGTGCCGGTGGGATCGCTCACCGAGCGGCGCCTCCCGCAGCATCGGGTACATCGATCGCCACCGCGAACTCGCGCAAATCCTGCTGCGGCATTGGGGCGGCTCGTGTGCCCGACCGAAACTTGATGAAGGCGATTGCCCGCCCGACATCATGCGAAACGAGCACCGCCGCGCCCGGCACCACGGCCGGCAGCGTGACCTCGTAGCCGTCGAGCGTGAATAGATCGTTGTAGAACACGCCGTCCGTGCTGATCTGAAACGTCAACGGTGCTGCCTCCGACCAAGCACCCGGCATGGTGAGGCGCACCAATTCGCCGGGGCTGCAGTCGACGGCGTCCGACAACGACTCGCCAGCTTGTATGAAAGGGCCGTTTAGAACCTGCAAGGTCATCGTGTTACCTCTGCATCAAATTTGGTGGCCCACCGGAGAGACATGGTGATGGTACACAGGGATGCTCCCGGTGGGCCTTCCTGCCTACTGAGCATTGATGGATGGATCAGCGGGGCGGGACTCTATTTCGCTTTAGGCCTCAGGTTTGCGTTTCCGCGCTTGTAGCTATCAACTCGAATACGCTTTTTGACGCTGCCGTCCTTATTACGAATTACACGCCAGTAGGCATGAACCTCGTGCCGCCGCTTCCTATGCTGATGCCGTGGCATCGCCTCGGCACTGCCGGCGCAGCGACCGCGTCAGCCCGGCCAAGCCCAGCAAGCCGGCGGCGAAGAACGGCAAGCTCGCCGGGAGCGGGGTGGTGGCCGCCAAGGTGGCGTCGAAGTTGGTCAGGAGCACGTTGGCGTTGCAGCCGGAGCCGCATAGGTTGACGCCAAGACCGCTGTAGAAGAAGTTGTAGTTGTCGTAGCCACCGGCCAGGCTGTGGAAGCCCTCCTGGCCACCGGGATCGGTGGAGGACGCGAGCAGGGTGAACTGGAACGGATGGTCGTCATTGCTGCCAAATATCTGCCAGCCTTCGTTCTGGGTGGTCGACCCCATCTGGACCATGATGCTGTTGGGGTCCAGCAGGTTCTTGATGCCGTCCAGGTTGAGCTGGACGAAGTTACCGCCGGTGATCTCGTGATCGCCTGACGCATCGTTGTTGAGGCCGAGGCCGTTCTCGTCGCCGCCACCGTTCTTGCCGAACAGGGCAGTCCCAGCATCGCTGGACGTGAACCCTCGCGCAGTGAGGTTGTCCCCACCCGCAGTGAAGGTCTGGGTGTTGCCCAGCACGCCGAGATGGTCCTGGAAGTTCCAGTCTAGAACGGTGGCCGCAGCCGGCAGAGTGAGCGCCGCCAGGATGGCGGTCGTAGCCAAAACTCTCTTCATAGGTTTATTCTCCGTTGGTTGAAGGTAGTTGTTGCTCAAGCGTTCGGTGCCGGCATCGGCGGCGGCAGTAAGGCAGCGTTGGGATCAGCCGGCGGCGCATTCGGATCGGGCGGCGGCAGATGCGCACCCGCCACCAACACCGTCCCAGTCGGCTCGGGCTGCGGCGCGTTCTGCTCCTCGACCGTATCGCCCTCGGACGCCGCGTCCTCGAGCGCCTGCTCGAGCCCAGGATAGAACCCGTCCTCGATCAATTGATTGATGCGCGCGTGCGCCAGAGCGGTCAGCGGGATCTGGCCCGCATCCACGTCTACCTTGTACGCCTGCGCCTTCTTGAGAGCGAGATCGGCCTTCTCGCTGTCGGTCTGCTGCCACAGCGAATTCCACTCGTAATAGATTTCGTCCGGCCGGTTGCCCAGCGACGAACGAATCAGCACCTCGTCGAGAATGTTCAGCGCCGGGGTCAGGTTCACCGACTGCTCGCTCGCCAGGCGATCGTAGTAATTCCGAAAATCCGCCTCGCCGGTCGTGTTGAGGCCGCGGTGCGGAAGACCCAGAAACCGCGAGGCCGGAATATCCGCGGCACCCGACGCAATCTGCAGATACGCCGTGAGCAACGCCTCCGCTCCGGCCAAATTGGTCCCGATGCGCTGCCACTCCTCGCTCGAGTCGAGCAGAATGGTGTTGATGATCGACTTGGCGACGTTCGCGTTGCTGAACCGACTGATAATCTTGTCGGTCCCGGTTTGCGTCGACAACTCCTCGCTCAGGTTCGGCACCTTGACGACGTCGAGCTTCATCTCCGAGATCAGCGTCGCCAACGAGCCAGCTATCATTCCACAGGCTTTAATCGTGTCGTTGATCGGCTGCAGGACGCTGTCGCCGAATGACATGGTCGACGACCGCAGGATGTCCGGCGGCGGCAGTCCGACGAAGCGCACGACCCGCGAGGGATGCAGTTGTACTTGCGAGCCTGGATTTTTCTCGAACGATGCAGCGCGGGCGCTTGCCGTATTCATCCCGCCAAAACGCGGTGCGGTCGCCTGCAACTGATACCAGCTCGGCTGTCCCCAGTACGGCGACGTCACGTCCCAGACAATATCTCCCATCGACAAATAGTGCCACGGGACCACATGCAGGAACTTGAGATCGCCCTCGCCGACCGACTCAGGATCGAGTTCCTCTTCTGGATTGCCGGATTCGACACCAATGACAATAACCGAGCCGCCGTACAGCCGTGCTTTGACAAGCGCCTGCTGGACCTTCATCTGGACGAACAGGCCTCGCTCGCACATCTCGAGCTTGGTGATCTGATCCTGATCGGCCTGCCACGCCCGCCATTCCCGCGTCATGTCAAAGGCCGGAATATCGACGCACTTGCGCGCGATCCAGTCGCCGCGATAGGCGATCTCGCACTCAGCCAGCGACATCGGATTGAAGATGTAGGTCTGCGAGGCAAACTTGTCGCGGCCCGGCACGCCGAGGCCGGCGAGCAGATTCTGCATCCCGTCGCGCAGTTTTGTGACGACGCCCATCAGGTGCGATCCTCAGCTGGCCATGGCGTCGAGATTGTATCCGCGCTTCTTGCGCTCGAAGCACGCCCACGCCAGCGCGAGCGCGCAAACGCAGTCGTCATGCATACCGGGAGGCGCCGAATATCGAACACCAAGCCGCGTGAATTCATATTCGAAGTTATCCAACTCGATGCTGATTGGCCCTTGCGGAAAGCGCACCTTGCGTTCGTGGATCGCCAGCGCCAGACCTTCCATCAGCATCTGCTTGGATGCGCTGGTGAACCGAAATCCCTCGAGCCGCGGGCATGACAGTTGGTAGATCTCCGCGCCGTTTCCGCGTTCGCCGTGATCTGGGCGCTTGATCGCCTCAACGATCGGGTCGCCGACGCCGGTCTCGTCGATCAACGCCGGCGTCCTGCCGACGAACTTCTTGATGATCTTGACTTGTTCCGACCACGGTTTCTGAAACCGCAGCGCAATGGCGACGCAGCCCTCGGCATCAAGCCCGATGCCCACCGTCCAGTCCTGCTTGCGCGCCAGATCCCAACCCCACGCTACCGCCGGCTTGCCGGACAGCGGCGCGATGCAGGCGCGAATATGCTCGGCACCAAACGGATTGCCTTCGTCGTCGCTCGGCTCGGCGAGGTAGAGCTCGCGGAACACATGGTCCGGCAGCATCGACTTCGCCGACTCGATCTCTGCGTCAGCCAACACACCCGCTTCCACCGCATCATAGGCGGTGAGCTTGTGATACGCGAGATTGGGAAAGCCGGCTTCAGCTGTGCGTGCCAGCTTGTAGAACCAATTCCTGCGGCCTTTGACGTTGCCGATGATCCGGATCGGCCCGCGCGTCGCCGTCAAGGTCGACCGAATCGCGTGCCAGCTTTCCTCCTTGAAGCGCGACGCCTCGTCAATCACCGCGGCGTGGACGTCCTCGCCGTAGAGCGTGTCAGGATGATCACCTGAACGAAACGCAATCACCGCACCGCGCTCGTTGGTGAGCGTATGATCAGCCACGTTGACCATGAATACCGATCGCCCGTCCTGATCGAGGAAGTTCTGCCGCATGCGATTAAACGCAATGCGCGCCTGTATAGAAACCGGAGCAACCCACCAGAAGTTTTGTCCCGCCGTGCCCTGCAGCGCCTTCTCGTAAAGCCAGATGATACCCGAGACCGTCTTGCCGCTCTTGGTGCTGGCCTCAATCAGCGAGATGCGCGTTGGATCGAACATGGCCGCGCGCTGCTTCTCGTAGAGCGGCGGCCGCCGATAGATGATCTCGCGCGGTACTCGGTCGAGCATCACGCCACTTTTTCTTCATCACCAGGACGCTGATCCTCGATCGCCGTCGCCTCGCCGTCGATCGTCTCGTCGCTAAACACCTTGCCGCCGCGCTCGTCGAGGATCGTGACGTTCACGATCGTGCGCTGCCGCTCGCCCTGCGGCACCATCGCGATCGCCGCCAGTCGCGGCGCCTCGTACGGCGTGATCGCCTCGAGGTATCGCAGCTGCAGCACGGCAAGATCCATGAATACTTTGTAGTCGCCGCCAGGGCGCGGCGAGCCGTCCGGTTCCCACGGCTGCTTGAGCGCCATCGCCGAGCCGAGATAGCGCGCGGTCTCGCGCAGACTCGTCAGCGACAGTTTCTGCACGACCGGCGCGTTCGCCTTGGCTTTCTCGATCGCCGCGATGGTTCGCTTATTCAGCGCGCCGTGCGGCCGGCCGCCCTTGCTGGGATAGTCCGGGTTCTTTGCCCGCGACTTGCGTTTGTACGGCTCAGGGGATTTGGAAATGTCGGCGAAGTTAAATGGCTTATCGGGGGGCGTCGTCATGCCGGTACTGCGGCCTCTGCGGGTTGCTGCTCGCGCTGGCCCGTCCGCTCGGCCGCGACCTGCGCGAAGGTTTGGCCGTGGCCTCCATCGAGCGTCGCCTGCTCGCCAGTGAAGTTCTGCCAGCGCAGCACCGCAACGTCGACATAGGCCGGCGCCATTTCCATACCGAAATGCTGGCGATTTTGTCGTTCAGATGCGATCAACGTCGAACCGCTGCCTATAAAAAGATCGAGCACTGTTTGAGCCTTCGGCGCGGCTGTGTTGATTACCCATTCAGCCAATGCGACCGGCTTCTGCGTTGGATGCACGCGGCGCTCCCCGCGCTCTGAGGCTTTCATTAAACCGTTCCACTGATGCCGAAATAGTCGCGCTACCTGATCGCAATTTGTCCAAGCCAACTCCATGTCGGCAAAATTTCCGGACACTTCTTTGTCCCATGCGAACCAGCACCGCGACGGTGGAAGCGCGTTGGCGTAATAATTGCCGCCCCATAGCACGATCGTCTCGACAGCAAGATTGATCAACATTTTATAGGCGGCGATGGCCGTGTCCGTGCTGTCATCGCCGATGACTTCAGCATAGACGCCGGTCGGAATTATTGCCTTGGCCGCGTTCACGGGAACGCGGCCAAATCCAGACTGGCCGAGGCCGTGTCCACGGCCTCGGTCGTAATTCCCGATGTGCTTTCGATCGGTGGAGTTCCGAACTCCACCGATCGAACCAAAAGGCTTGCTACCGCCGTCGGCGGTAGCTTTGACAATGCTGATTCCATAGGGCGGATCGCAGTTCGCGAGGTGAATCTGCGCCCCATCGAGCAGCCGCTTCACATCGGTTTCGGATAGCGCGTCGCCGCAGGCCAGCCGATGCCGGCCGAGCAGCCACACATCGCCCGGCCTGCTTACCGCGACCGCGGGCGCGGGCGCCTCGGGCACCTCGTCGGGATCGGTCAGCCCCGGATTAGCATCGAGGAACGACGCCAACTCGGCGTCGCCGAACCCGAGCAGCGGCAGGTCGAACCCGGCAAGCTTCAACTCGCCGAGCTCCAGCTGCATCAATCGCTGATCCCACCCGGCCAGCAACGCGACCTGGTTGTCGGCAATGCGCAGCGCGCGCTTGTCGTCATCGGACAAACCACGCTGCACCACCACCGGGAACGTCTTGAAGCCGGCCTTGATGGCCGCCAGCCGCCGGCCGTGGCCCTTGAGGATGACGCCGGCCTCGTCAACCACGATCGGCTGGTCGACGCCGTAGCGCAGCATGAGGTTGGCGAGCAGTTCGATCTGCTGGTCGGTGTGGGTGCGCGCGTTCTGCGGATACGGCGTGATAGCGGTTAGCGGCCGGGTCTCAACGTGCTCGGCCGGCTGCGCCTTCGTTTCCTTGGTTATTTTACTCGGGCCGCGCTTCACGTGATCACCTATCCGGCACACAGGCTACCCCGGCTTCAAAGCCACAGGCGCGCCCATGCATTGGTTTGCGCTGGCCGCCACCCACCTAGCGGCTTGGCGCAAAACGCACCAGCGGCCATTTGTGGGCGTTTCACGTGAAACAGGAATTCGGGGTTTATTTGGAAACGCGCGCCGCGCGGTCGAGGGACGTGAATTTCGGCCCTCAATAGATGCGATGAGTGGAAACCAACAACAATGCGTAGCAACCAATGCACGCAAAGTCGCGATCAATCAAAGTTCCATCGGTTGCGACTAGTAGCTTGGATTGATGCGCACTGCAATAGCTAGGTCTGCGGGTTGGATGAGATCGCCGGCGCCGAGCTCGATGCGGGTCTCGCGGCCGAACATCTCGAGCAGGACGATTTCGCGGTCGCGGGGGCTCATGCCCTGGTAGATCGCGTTGAAGCCGCAGAACGATCCCGAGCTAATCCGCACGTTCTGGCCGGGCTTGAACGCCCTCGACTTCGGTGGTTTCGGTAGTCGTACCAGCCCGTTGCGCATGGTTGCGCCCTTGATTTTCTCGATTTCGGCGTCCGGGCAGCAGGCTGGATGGTCGCCGGCCATGATCAGGCCGAGCACGCCTGGCGTTTTGGCGACCGCGCGCCAGCGATCGACGATGCGAACGAAAGCGTAGCCGGGGAACAAGGCGACGACCCGAAATGTGCCTTTGACGCGGATGCGGGTTTTGGGCGCGAAGACCTCAAAGCCGGCATCGGTGATGCGCCTCGCAACGTATGACTCGCGATTGATGTAGATTTGCGCGACCGACCAGAAGGTCATGCCGCATTGCCTTAACGCGGCAGTGGCGATGGCGTCAAATTTGCGGGTTCCGAAATCGGCGAAATTCCCCTTAGACTCAGAGTCTACATATAAGACTCACTGTTGTCCTGTCCCGACCTCCCCTGGCGAACCTAGGGATTTCGCCAAGAGGGCGCAGGGACGACAACAGTCTCGGTCTTTTTGTTTATGTCCGAAAGACT